ACCGTGGAGATAGCACTGGTCGTGCCATCTTCGGAGTGACATAATAGGACAGACTAGATCCTTCGGGCATTGCCTGAAGGACATCTGCCAAACACTCTTTCACCTCAGTAAATGCAGGTAAAGTTTCATCAAGGTAAACCTCCCACAGATGCGCAAGCCTCTGTGCTATTGGGATACCCAAAGGGTTAAAACCTAAACCATATGGTTCAGGTAGTGAGGCGATTAAAAAACCCCACTCCCTTAGGTGTTTCGGTAAAAGGGATATACCTTCCACTCCCCAATGTTTCAGGAATGGAACAACGGAACTCCAACCTACAGATCTCCATTTATACGGAGAATAAACTTTGTCTTCTAAAATCAACGAACCAGCAAATTCTGCTAATTTCGAAGAAACAGTTGACTTAGAAAAGTTGATTGGTACATCAATACTTTTCATACGTTCTACGTATCGAAGAGCAAGCTCATCGTCTAAAATAATGACGTCATCACCAAGGATGTAAAACTCTTGATGATACAGTTCACCACCTAGTTTCTTGATCAGATATCTTTTAACAGATTCACGATCAGTCACAGGTGGCTGAGGCCTCTCGCTAGGGAGTACCCGGGAAGAACATTGGAATTTCCAATCTTTCATCCGGATCTCTATTTCCTGGTCAATCCGCAATTCATGGAGTAATTCGTAAAGAATATAACCATGAGATAACGCGAATAGAGCAAAAGAAGGATATAAACCCAATGGTTGACCTCTAGTCCAACGGATCTTCCGAGATCCGAAGAACCAATCCGACCGTGCTGCTTCTGAGAACAATCGAAGATATGCGCAAATTTCGCTATACCTAGGATCCTCATCAAAGAGGTTGATACACACTTGTATCTGTATGTCCAAAGGGAAATAGTCGGTGGCATTAGATAAATCATAACAATGGTGCACGTGACCTTCTGTAAGTTTGCGTTGTATAGTAGTCAAGGGCTTACTTTGATCAAACGTACAATCCCAGGGTAGATTTCGGATTATCTTAAAAAGATGGTCCCCTAACGGTACTAAGCAATGTTGCAATACCCTATTAGGGTTAGCTATAAACCTAGCCTTCAGACCAGGCTCTTGTAAAACAGAGACCTTGCCTATAGGTGCATTACCAAGAGGTTTTGGTAGGGTGAATCCGATCACATTTTCTGTGAAATACTCGTATTCTCCCCCGACATAAGAAGCATTCTGAAAATACAGGTCCCTATACAATTGAGTATAGAGAAATGATTCAGAGCTTCGTTTAGTATCGGTAGCTATGAAAGATTTACCATTGTGATCCGGTGCAAATGTATTATCTTGCATAGATCCAAATGGCACAGAAGTTGAATTAAATCTAGACTTGAAAGGGTTTTCAAATCCTTCAGTTACTTCCTTGGAAGGGAAATATTCTCCTTCATAAGGTTCAGCTGTACAAGCCTTTATAAACTTTGATTTCTGCGCAGCAGACAATCTTGGTGATACCCAGGAAGAATAAAATAACAAGGCACTAAGTGCTTTATCATTTTTCATTACGAGCAATCTTTCGATTGCACGAAATGGGCCAACCAAATGGCCATTCTTCGTTCTGACGTACGGGGAGACCCCTTGGGGGTTGTTGCCGTATAAAGACAGTACTGTTTGTTTGATAAGTTTGAGATGTGAAACGGTCCATTCCAGGCCGGATAAACAAATCCACCTGTCAACTAAGTTCATTATCTGAACTGACTCAGTACGGGTTATTCCACACATCATTAATCGATCGATCAATTGGTTTGTGTTAAACACAAGCTTTCCTCCAAACGGATGGTTGCTACCAAGTAGCCATACGACCTGCATAACTACTGAAGTTTTTCCCTCAC